CGAGATAAGAAAATCTCTGATATTCATGTTTTACCTCATGTTTTTTTTTGTAATGCTTTGCCGAAGGTGTAGGGTTCTTTGGTTTCGCCGCCACCCGGATTGCTCTTTCGCTGGAAATCCGTTTTGGAATCAGCAGGATCGGCAAATGCTCCCGCTTTTTCCAATACAGAATACAATTTCAGGTTTTGTGCGGCGGTGTCGGCATCAAGCTCTTCGCCTTCTGCCGGGATTGAGAAGTCAGGCATCAGCGCGGCAATCTTGTCTTTGCGCTTATCCGTATCACTTGACAAAATCTTTTGCAATTCTTCATGTTTGGCTTTCCATAGGTTCAGTGTTTCTGTTTTCTTGCTTTGCAAAAGCTCGTCATATTTGGCAGCCTTCTCTTTTATCGAATCAAGTTCAGGATCCGCTTTCGTGGCATCCGCCAGCTTGGCGTTAAGCGCATCAATCTGACTTGACATCTCGGCAAGTTTCAATCTGCGTTCCTTTGATTCGTTGTTTGCCGCGGATAAGTCCGCAAGCACAGTGTTCGCCTCTCGCTTGGCATCTGCCAGCAGAGAAAGAATGTCGTTTCCCGCATCAGCAGGAAGTGCGTTCGTAATCTTATCCAAGATTTCTTTTAGTGCCATGTTGTCCTCATTATTTGTTAAATGTTATTGATTTCCAATTTGATACAGCAGTTGTGCTTGCGCCAACTGATACATATAGAGTGGTGTCGTTATATCTGAGTTCGCCTGCCTTGCCCACCGTCCCGTCAATTCCGCCCTTAAGCGTGGTCTCGTTTGCGGTTACGAGCGCTGTGCCAATCCCGCCAACGACTACAGTAATGAGTGCATCTGCCGCAGTGTTGCCTTCAATCGCTGCCTTGACAGCATTAAGATCGCTTGTAATTGCGCCATCTGCAGACGCAAGCGTTACATTGATTGTGCTGCCGGATACTGATACAACTTCAGCTTCCGCGTCTTTTTCTGGGTCAATCAACTTCACTACGATGCTATTGCCAGCCGCTCCCTTTGTTTTGGCGGTATAAGTTAGCGTGTTGGTCTCAAATGCCGTTCCCGTTGCCGCCACAGGCGCAACAGGCGTTCCCGATGCAGCGGTCTGCACAATGGCCTCTAATGCAGCGGTTCTGTCCAGCAATCCGGTACCAGCAGTAAGCACATCGGCTTGCAATCGCTCAAGATCGCCGGTTATGGTGCTTCTGGTGGTGTCGGGATCGTAGTCACCAACCTGAGCCTGCAAAGTGTCAATCTCGGTGTTTTTCTCTTTGCTGAAATACTCGTTTAATTCCGCAACTGTGCGTGTTTCAGGCTTGTTTCCGCCTTGCGCTCTGCGGATTTCAACAGTATCATTATCATCAATTCTACGATATGCCATATTCACCTCACGTGATCGTAATAGTATTCTTTTGTTATTTGCATAAAGGAATGGCGGCAGTTATACGTCCGCTCCGGTGCGCTATATGACTCAAATTCAATGCGCTCTTCTTCATTAAAATATGGCGCATTAGGAAACATCGCACTAACATCCATACCGGTGCCTTCGCGACATACCGGACGCGTAACATCATCTTCCGGACCCTCGTATATCCAAAACAATTCGCCATCATAATTGCGAGCGGCTTCGTATTGCATCATTTGGATAAACTTTGCGCGGCTGGTGTTCACATAGGTGGTAGCATAGCGCACAAGCTGCTTGTCAAGTATTACTTTAACCGATTTTACGAGATCGTTGATGTTCGTTCCGCCAAAAATACTGTCGCCAATAATGGCATGAATCTGGCGCGCCACATCATTGCCAAGATTGCCAATCCGCGCATTCCATAGCGAATTGAATGCACTTATCGCAGATTTGCTTGTGTGCGTGAATGCCAAAGGAACCGCTCCGGGAACGCTTGACTTTTTCATTGTGCGCAGTAAATCGTTTTCTTTATCGTTTAACCGAGATACAAGCTCGGTGTATCCGGATGCACTAAGTTCTTCTAAAATTGATCCATAGATTTGCGCCCACAGCTGGATGTTCTCTTCTGTGTTCAGCAGATGCCCGCTACCGGAGTCAAGCTCGCGGATTAATGAGGAAATGCGCTCATCCAATCGTCTCGCAATCTTCTGCATGTTGCGCTCAAACCACGCGGTTTGTTGATCAATTTTAGTCGAAACTGCTTTATTCATCAAACAAGCCCTGATCAATGTTTGCCGCGCCAATGCGGAAGCGATTGTTATCGGTGTCAATGCGCTCAATTTCCTTTTCCGCATCTTCACGGCTCAAGTCTTGATTGTCCAGCATGATGGCGTCTACGCGGCTCATTGTGCCATTGGAAATCTTCAGCGAGCGAACCTGCTCTTCTTCTAACGGATTTTGTTCAATCGCGATGTCGGCAAAGTCAATCTTTATGTCGGCAGCTTCCGGCATGTTGATATTGCTATTAAGCCGTTTGCAGTCCATGATGAGCTGCACGAGATCACGCAATGGCTCTCGATAGATAGATCGCTTTTCCACGTTATACGATATCACATCGGATTTTGATAGGCGCAATTGATATCCGGAGTTGAATGAGCTTCCTTGCTTGATTGCTTCCGCGCTAATGCCCATAAGAGACGCCGCAAACGCTATATTGTCGTTAATAATATCCCAGACCGTCTGAAGCTGTGGTGATGGCGTAGCATAGCCAATAGAGCCGCTCACATTGCCGGTTACAGGATCGCGAGGGATGTTGATGTATCGCTGAACGCCAACGTTAAGCTTCGCGCCTTCCGGCATGCCAGACGTCCACATCGTGCTGAACGATTGATAGTCCAGCGCAACATCAAGATTGGTCAGCTGGATATTGGCGCGCAGATTGGCGTCTACCATCGGGAATTGACGATCAAGCCAAAACGAATCAATTGCCATATCGGTGCGAAACCAAGCAATTGGTATGCGACCGTATGGATTAGGCTGAGGCGGCTCAATGTCTGAGTCAATCGTTCCATCCGTTTTCAGAGTCACTACGCGATATGAGTCATCCGTCCAGAGCGCATATACATCAGAGCGCTCTGCAATCGGAGTGTTGAACTTATTCCGGATTGTGTAGGCTACAGCCACGGCTTCGGTTGGGTCAACGTCATCTTGCCAAACTATGCAGCGATCAGGCGTAATGAAGTCCAGCTTTATTTTGCCTGTTCGCGGATTAAAAATAGGCGCAATGCCGATCTGATTGCAAGTTTCTGCGTATCGATCAATAACGCGCAAAGAACCGAATAAGTTCACGCCATCAAGCAAATCAGTAAAATGTTTAGCCAAATTATCTGACGCTCCATCTAATACGATAGACGGGTCTTGCTGGAAAATTTTGGCAAGCTGGCGGGTTAGCGCGCGGGACAAATCTGTCGCCACAATATAGTGTTGCAGATCGGTATATGTGTCCGGGTATCGGCTTTTAATTTTCGCCAAAGTATACGGTTCTTGGTTATAGTTGTAAAAGTCGATCGCCATGCGTGTAATTGAGCGCCGCTGTAAATCGTCCTGCATTATGCTATTCACTTTTGCTCTGCGTATTAAATCTAAGTTCATGCTACATCCCACGGTGTTTGTTCTTGTTTCACTAATGCGTCAACAACGATTATATTGCGCATTGCGTCAGAAATATGTGTCAGCATCGTGCCGTTTGGCTTTATGATAGCGCCAGCCGCATCGGTTACCACCTGCTCAAGATCGTTAATCAAGTTTTCACAGCTTGGATCGATGTGGATGGCATTATGCGCAAATGCGCCATTGGCGATATTGAGCGATCTGCGTTGCGTTATGCCGTGTCGATACCGCACATCAAAGCCCTTGCGCTTCAGTATTTCTATATCGCTTGCGTCAGATGATGTCTTGCGCGCAATTCCAGTCGGATCAGGATAACAGCGCAATACGCGATTCGGATAGTCTTCTGCCAGCAAGTCTGACAACAGATATGTGTTGGCGTTCAAAAGATAGTATTCGGCAAAGAAAAAATAATGTGTGCGCCCGTCAATTTCGCGGGTATAGCACAAAGCAGCCGTCATTGGGTTGACATTGAAATCGATGCCCACAAGGATCACGTCACCAAGATCTGGCTTCGGCACAGCATGAACATGAATAGCGCGCTTGAACGCGTAATGTGCTGACATGTTGTTCAGGTTAACAAATTGCCCTTCAATATACGCCATAGCCATCTGCTCATCATAGGTAGACAGCAGATCATTAATGTATTCGGCGGGTAGATATATGTTCGATCGCGTATCGGCATGGATGACGGATGTACCCGGATTCGGATTCTTCTTCAGCACATCGTAACAGGTTGAAAAGCCTTCCGGTGACGAAACCAAAAACAATTGAGCGTCTCTGCGTCCACGCAAGCGTTCTCTTGCCCGGCGGATAGCGATCTTACCTTTCGCCAAATCAAGCGTATCAATTTCATCAAAGCCGAAATCGGTGAATGAAAAGCCCTTAATCCGCTCAGGATGAAATGCAGACACTATCTTAACTTGACCCTGTTCTGTTTTGATTGTAAGTTCTGATTTGTTCTCTACGTATTTGATTCCCGCCATATCCAACATATCGCAATACGGGTAGAAGAACAATTCCTTCGCGTCGCCATAAGACGGATAGCCGATGCCGACATTACTCCTGCCTGTTGCGCCCGGTCTGCTGATGTGGCAGATGAATGTCTTAGCAAGAAATGCCGCAGTCTTGCCAGATCCGAGCCCGCCGATTAGCCCAAGCGTTCTGCTCCAATCATTAAGGAATTGCCATTGATGCGGCAAATAATGATCTTCACAAAAGTTAATCTTCATCGGATTCCGCCAGCCGCGCTGGGCGCATGCATATTTCGGGTTTGTTGTGGTCTTGCGGCGCATCAGGAACATCTTTTTGCCCAAGATACTGCTTGCCAAGCCAAACTAAAAGTGTAGGATTATGTTCCTCAATCGCTGTTTTTACCTGCGCTTCGGATAATTTCATCTTCATTCCAGAAAATCCTTTTTTATACTCCTTGGAAAATTCAGATTTATCGTCTTGCATGGCAGCTCGGATTGTATCTACGTGACAGCCGATCTGCTCAGCCATTGTGTCGTATGTAGCGCGGAAATAGCCAAATATTTTGGCTTGCTTTGGATCAAGCTCAATGCGCGGTCTGCCTACGGGTTTCTTTGTCTTGTCTTTTTTGGTCGTTGCCATATTATGCGTCCCACGGCATGCCGATGCCGAAGTGTCCCCACGCTGCTGTTTTTTCATAATCAATATCACGAAGCCCAAGCGCATCGATAATTGCTTTTGGTGTCAAATTGTAATGTGAAATGTCAACATGATTTCCATCGGCAATACACTCCGTCATTACCGGATCAGGAACGCCGATTGCATAAGCAAGCGAAACGATAACTTCTTTTGCATTTTTCTGGCGCAAGATATCGACAGCAATTTTTCTTGCCATATACGCAGCAGAGCGATCCACTTTGGTGGGATCTTTACCGGAAAATGCGCCGCCGCCAATGGGTGTTCTTGTCCCGTAGTTGTCTATGGCAAGCTTCCTGCCAGTTACGCCAGAATCAGCGTCAAGCCCGCCGGTTTTCCAATCGCCGGCAGGATTGCACATTATCGATTCGCATTTTCTGCCATCAAGCCACTTGTGCACAAGGGATCTCAGGTCTCCGCTCTTTGTGTTGTGAAAGCTTGCGACAATAGTGGATATTTTATTGCCGTCCATTGTGATTTGAGTTTTGCCGTCAACTTCGTGTCGCATATAAATGAATTGGCACAAGTCTCTGGCGAGGTTTAGTTCCATAGGAATAAGATTATCATTTTCGTTGCAGGCATATCCGATCATAATGCCTTGATCTCCGGCGCCTCCTGCATCAACTCCCATCGCTATGTCGGGTGACTGTCGCACAATATTGACTTGCACTCCGCATTCACCATCTGTAATCCTGCGGGCTATGTCAGCAACATCAACAAAGGCTGTGGTTGTCATTTCGCCAAGAACGGTCACAATGCCATGACCGGCACAAACTTCTATTGCCGTTCTTGCGTTTTGGTCTTGTTTGATCGCCTCCGTCAATATGGCATCAGCTATGCGGTCACACATCTTATCTGGATGCTTCGGTGTAACACACTCAGCTGTTCTAATCATTCGATACTCCTTATTCGGATATTGTCTCATTACACATTTAGAAAATCTTTGTCTCTTTCTTCTCTTGAAAACACTATTCCATTGGCATACTTTGCCAAATCATCTTTTATATAAAACTTCATATTTGTGTCCCTGCATATTGAAACGGCATCCTTCAAGAATTTCACCCAATCAATTAGTCTTTCTTGAGGATGGTTATTAATTTTGCCTATCTTGACATGATCTATGAATCCGGAAACAATTTCTAGCATTTTCAAGGATTCCACTGGATCAATAACAGGCTCAAAGCTTGCCCAAGTAACTATCCCATTTTCAGCAAATATTTTCAGAGCTTCTATTCTGT